TAGTTTCGATAGGATAACCAACTCCCATAATAGCAACAGATTCTTTACCATAGCTAGAGTTATTATAATAAGCCCAACCATTACCTTTAAATACTGGTGTGCGATCATAGATTTCTGATAAATCTTCTTTTCTTGCACCTTTGATAATTGGCTTGTTCTTAAAATACTTAAACAATTCTTGAGCAGTAGACAAGAAGGTTTCAGTATCTTCTTCTTTGATTGGAACAGAAATTAATACGCCAGTAGGCTCGGAGGATTTTTCTTCCTTGAGCTTAACGATCTTACCAATTTTAGTCTCATCAATAAAAGCATTATAAGTAGTTTTCTTACTATCATTGTAGGAAATCAAAACAAAGTTATCACCATAACTGAATGGTGCGAATTTTCCAATGCCATAATATCCAATAGCAGAATTACTATTGCGTTTGGTAGATTCGCCATAATAACAATAAAGATTCTTAATATCATCAGCAGAAAGACCATTACCAAAATCTCTGATAGTTAAGGTAGGGTCTAGCTTTGTAGGAAGTTTAATTTCAATCGGACGCTTGCTCTTTGCTTCGATGTTAGCGTCTTGTGCATTACAAGTAATCTCACGCAAAACTGCGAGAGGTTTGTTGGAATACAACTGATTGCGAAGGATGTTAAAGATATAAGGAAGTCCAGATTGCTTAATTCCGAAACTTACGGACTCAAAACTATCGGACTCGACTACATTGATTGGTTTTTCGATTAATTTCATATATTGAATATAAATTAAATTTAAAATGATGTCAAATAATATTTTATTCGTAGCTATCTCTATCAATAGCAACAACATAAGGAAACCTTGGCACTTCATCTGGTGTATAATTGAAGAATTTTATGGTAGCTTTCTTGCCCACTAATTCATTTCTTTGTTTGTAAAGTTCTTTGAGATAACCAAAATCACCTTTGATGTTGCTCTTAAAATATCTACCTTTAGCATTTGCAAATTCCATATAACCAGCAGTTCCTTTGCGGTTGCCTTCACCTTCTTTAACTCCTTTGATAATAAACTCGGCATCCATAAATTCTTTTCTTTTAAGAAGAAACTTGCTTCGCTTATTCTCATAAGGTCTGTTAAGTCTAACCATTTGACCTTCGTAACCATTCTCCACATACATTTCGTAGGATTCAGTAAGTTCTTTTTCATTATTTACTTTAAGAGTAGTTACAACAACAATGCTATTATATTTTCTTTTAGTAAGAGCATTAGAAAACAATTCATATCTCTCATAGAATAAATCACTTTCATTTAACAATCCAATTCTAGGTGCATCATAAACCCAATATTGAATACTATCTGCACTTTCCTCTAGTTCTTTATCGGTAGGTTTAGTTCTTTTTACAAGAGAGCAAATCTTATTAAAATCATTCGCAAACTTATCACAATATAACTCGCCATCAAGAATTGCATTAGGATAATCTTTAAAGAATAAATCTAGATTCTGGCGAATGTGAGTAGCAGAAATAATCTTCTTGCCGTTTCTGCTAAACATTCCATCCTTTGTTACAATACAACGAATACCATCAAGTTTGGGTTGGCTATAAACTGGATAATTGATTTCGTGATCTTCATACTTTTGTGCAAGCATTGGCTCGAAGTATTGAACCTTGTTAATATCTTTGATAGATTCAAAGTAGCCAGATTCTAATTTCTTTTTGCGTTTTGCTTCTGCTTCTTTGATTGCTTGTTCTTCTGGAGTAGTAGCATTTGATCTGCCAGCATTTTTAATATCACAATCACTCCAATTATTAGTGATCTTCTCGCCATCTGTTTGACCAGAAATTGTGCGGTATTGATTTCCTTTAACTTCAATAGTCCATTCTTGGACTTTGCCAGTCTTTGTCTTTTTGTAAATTGTAGGTAGCTTCATACTTCCAGTATATACTGGACTAACCAACTCGTCAAACTTTGTTTCTTTTTGATTTAGAAGGCTTTGCGATTTTGATTAAAGAAAAACTTCCGTCTTTATTATCGTGCCAATCAATCGTATCACCGATTTTCCATCCCATTTTATTCATTAAAGAATCTGGTAATTCAACATATTGGTATCCATCTTGTTGTTTAACCTTAAGAATATGAGGTTTTTTCTTCATTTTAAATCTGTAATAGGTTCTAAGTTGTCAAATAAACTTAATTTTCTTGCTCTTTCTTGTGGCGTATCATTCATTACAGAAATATCTTCTAATCCTAACTCTCTTATTTTGTCATTTACTACTTGTCCCGCTTCATCTTCTGATTTAAAGAAACCTAAGTGAAGTTCAAGTCTTTTTATATTATTAAATTGTGGATGATTCTTTGGAACAACAACTCTAGCTCTCCAAACTTTTCCAGTCTTTAATTTTTGAGCTTTTTTATCTAAAGTGACTCCAATATATTTAGAAGATGTTTTTTTGCCTTTCAAATATTTTCTTTTCTTGTTATATCTTCTGTTTCCCTCTGTTGTCAATGGTCTTAAATTATTAATATCATTATTCAATTTATTAAAATCTATATGGTCTATTTCTTCTGGTAAATATCTATGTTTGTGATAGAATAAAACATTATGCAATAATACTCTAATTAATTTGCTATTTCTAGAATAATTGATTGCTGGATACTTGCATTGACCGCTAATTTGAGGAATATATGTATGATTTGTTTTTCTATTAGTAACTGATTGATTATCTAAATTAATTAATAGTTCTTTATCCATTTCATCTGCGGTAGGCCAAAGATGAGTAACAATTCTAAATTTTTTCATCTTGGTGTCAAAATCCTTATAACTTTTCTAATGCCTTTCCATTGTAGCCAATTCAAGAAATTAATAATCTTGACAATCCCAATAGAAAGTTTCCATTCAACTAGATTCATTGTCTTAACATAATATTTAAAGTAAAAACTATAAACTGGACATCTCATTTTTCTTTCGTGATCTTCTATTTCTTTCATAAAAGATTCTTCTGCATCTATTCTTTTTCCAGATGAATTTTTTTCAACTGGCGTAATTAAAGATATTTCTGTTAATAAACCTTGGACTACAACACATTTCCAATCTGGAAAGTAATCATAGCTTTCCTTGGTTTTGCCAGAGATATAAGCACCAAAAGTAAATGTGCCAGTATAATCATCTCTAAAAACTTCTTCTCTGCTATCTTCTACCAATTTATTCTTATTAAAAAATTCGCCAAATCTACTACCATCTTTTACATAATCTGGATTATCTTCCCAATGGCTAGTTATTTTTAATTCAAATAGTCTATAATCACGGATAATATAAGTAGACATAAGACTTTCTTCTAGTTCTTTTGTTTGAAATTCTTCTTTCTTAAAATCAACATTAAGAGCTTTTAGCTCATCATTAAGAGGTAAATCTTGCTCGATCTTGATATAATTAAACATACCCATATACTATATCTTATCCTTTATTTAATTTTTGTCAATCTTATTTGATCTTTTTTATCTATAACAACATAACCACATTCTTTTTCACAAAAACTACCAGTATTTATATATCTATCATCATCTTCTGGAAGATGAGTATGACCACAAATTATCTTATCGTAGTTATTTACTTCTATATATTTTAGAGCATTTTTCTTTACATCTCCGCTTTTCTCAACAAAATCATTTGTATGATGTTTAAATAATTTAAAGAAATCATCTGCAAATGGAGTATAATGTCTAACAAGGTAATATAATTTAATAATAAAGTTAGTAATCCATTTATATTTTGTAAAGTAAATATCAAATATGTCTCCGTGAACTACCAACAATTTCTCATCTTTTAATTCTATAATATGTTCGTCTTTGCAATTAAATCCAAGAAGAATACTCATAAACTCTGCTTTAAGAAAACAATGATTGCCAATCAAATAAATTATCTTGCATTTTTTAGAAAGTTTGCGTAATTTAGATAATACTTTCCAATGAGTTTTATTTAACCTATGCAAATTGTGGTGGTCAAAAAGATCGCCAGCAATTATAATTGTTTTTGCTTTGTTTTGTTTTAAAACTTTTAATAAGATTTCAGCCTTGCAATCTTTATCTCCAAGGTGAATGTCTGATATAATTAAATATTTATTCATTACCAATGATGAATTGCATTTATAATAAGCACGATATTAGCAATTACACCAAGGATAACTATGAACATTTCGTATAGTTTGTGCGTCATAGTTTAGCGAAAGATTGTTCTTTCATCTTTAATTCAAAATCAACATCTATATTATCATAACCATAAGTATTAGGCAAGGACTTTGCGTAGTCAGCGTGTTTGCGTGGATTCTTGTGACCATCAATACTTTCAGAGTAATGAAATAGTGGAGTATGATTGCCCCAAGTAATTCGTGCAAGATGAAATGCTTGTTCCTCTGATAGATTATCTGGATGACATTTGTGATGAAGATAATCAAAGGTAATAGGAATATTAGAAACAGAATGAAAATGCTTCATAAGTTTCTTAACTGACCAGCAAGTATCTTTATCATCATTCTCAATAACTAATCTAGATTTGACATCATCTGATAGTCTTTCAAAGTTACTCATAAACTTCTTTACTATGTCATTTAGATTGCCCTTGGAATTATGTATGTGCATATTCATAGGTGCATCATAGTTTAGTGGACAACCGATTTGCGTCATAAACCAACCATAGTGATTTAATTCTTTGATTGTTTTAGTTATTGCATTTTCGTTGTCACTTGCAAGAACATTAAATTCACTAGGATGGCAAGACACTCTAACATTTCTAGATTGTATTAGTTTCTTGATACTATCAAATGATGCTAGTATTCTGGTATAATCTGGTAAGTTTTCCAGCTTAACATCTGCTTTATCATAAGTGATAAGAGGAAATAGATCAGAAGAAATTCTATAAGTATGATTATGGTCTGCACAATACTTTATGTATTGATATGTAGTTGTCATATTGTTTAATATTCTAGAAGAAAGAGTAGATAATGCCTCTGCTCTAGACATAGCAGAGAAACGAGCATAAGTCATAGTATTGAACTTGATAGGATTATCTTGTTCAGCTAGACTTAAAACAATACAACAAACTCCTTTTCTCATCATTCAAATATAATATATATTGTCAAACTTGTCAATTATACTTTTTCAAAAAATCCAAAGCTATTTAACCTTGTTGTGCCGTGGAACTTATATTTGATAGTAAAACTTTCTGGCTCAATAATAGACAAAAATCTTCTACCTTCATCTGTCTCATAGAGATAATATTCTTGACCTATGACACATTCTATTCTGCACTCAAAACTATCTACAAAATTATTCCAATCATTAAGAGCCACAAGGTTATCATATTCTGCTTTAAGCTCTTGCAATCTTGTATCTATTTTTTTATTTAGATTTAAATGTCTAAGTCCTTGTAGTTTATCAAGATCCGCAAGTTCAATCTTTGGAGCAGAATATTCTGCTATGTATGAAGAACTTGCACGATTTTCTAAAACTCTTTTTGGATCTGTCATTTATAAATGTATGTAGATGAACAATCTTTGTTTTTTAATTCTTTTTTAATCAACGACTTATCTTTTTCATCTGACCAGTTTATGCTGTCATAGTTTTGTTTAAACCTATCAGAGAAACAATTTCTTGGTTTATCGCCTTTGCCAGCACCTATATTTGGCCGACATTCATTCGTATTTGAACATTTTTTGTTCATATATTTGGCTAAATTTCGTTAGCAAATAGAGCTATATTTGGCTAAATCCTGTTAGTAAATAGGATTATTTGGCTAAATTTCGTTAGCAAATCTTACTTATTGAAATCACCAAGATCACGATCAAAAGAAAACTTTCCAGTCTTTTCTACAAGACCTTCATAAGTTTCTTCTGTGCATCCAGCCATTTCAGTAAATGGAGCTACTACTGCAAAAATTCCGAAAGCACCAATAGTTGCTGCGGTTGAGATTGGGCGAACAATGATAAGATCTCCAGCGGATAAAAAACCATCTGCTACTGGAGTAGATTCACTTTGAGTTCCAGAATCCGCTAGCCCCAAAGAGGCAGAAAAAAGTGCGATTAATGCTAGTGTTTTAATTTTATTCATATTATTAGATTATATGTTTGTATTATGGTTTTATCAACTATATTTGGCATTTTTTCGTTAGCAAATCAATATTTATATTGTGGTGGATTTGGCCTAACTTCTTGATATTCTTCGGTAGATTTTATCCATACATTTTGATGGCCTTTAACAAATTTTTTGAAATTATTGCCTGATAACATATTTTCTATTCTCTTATAATTACATTTATTTGGATAGTCTGCTTCAAATATAATTAATCTTAACTCTTTATATAATCTAGGGTTTTCATTTAAAAAGATTTCAAGAAATCCTTCGCAATCTGCAACAAGAACATTAAATGTTAAATTATATTTTTCAATTATATTATCAAGTAGAAAATTTGGTATCGTAGAATTAATATTTTTCCTAAATGTAGATCCATATCCATTTAAATATGAATGTAAATTAACAAGATCCATTTTTTGTTTGCTTATAAAACCTCTGATGATATGGAATTCACAATTATTTCTAGTTTTATTTTTTTCTAACGCTTCCCATACTCTCTGGTCTGGTTCTACAACGACTTGATTGCTTTTATTATTAAGTTTAGAATTTATCGCGCAAGATACTGAACCATATCTAGCTCCCAATTCTAAAACAATATCATTTTCCTCTATATATTTTTTAGCTTGATTTTGTTCATTTATTTCGATTTGAGAAATATCAATTATTTGGTCATGCTCATCTCTTATTTCTATTTCCATGTATTACTTTACACTTTCATATAGTATAACAAATATAATAATACTATATATCATTATCATACCAACAACAAGCAAACATTCTCCTGCGTAATTTTCTTCGTTCATATTAATCAATTCGGAACGAGTAGGATTTGAACCTACGGATGGAGTTAACCATCGGAAGTTTAGTAAACTTCTGCTTTAGACCACTCAGCCATCGTTCCATAAATTTTATTTAACTGCCTAACTAGGATTTGAACCTAGAACATCTTCATTAACAGTGAAGCGCACTACCCTTGTGCTATTAGGCAAAAAATTAGTCATTATTCTCTGCGACTTCGTTCACATGATTTTTTATTAAATTATATATTCTTACTTCTTCTGGATTAGCTTCTCTTTCAACTTTAGAAAGATCATTAAACTTGTATTCTTTTAATTGATGATGCTTGAAATGATACACTGGCTTATTTGAATAAGCTTGATTAGTAAATCTGATATATCTAAATGGTAGGGCTTCGCCTTTTATTTTATAAAGTGTTCCTAGATATAGATCTAGTTTTGATTTTGCTGGCATTGTGCAATCAATGAAGCTTAGGATTTTTTTTAGCATTTTTCTTCCTTTTCTTTTTAGGTTCAACATATTTCCAGATTTTTCCTTCGTTATCTAAATCAACGCTCATAAGCATAATTTTGTTGTAAATATTAAATCCATATCCATCTCCCCAAACCATAAATGTTCTGCTAATGACATCGCCTATAAAATATAAAATGTATGACAATATTACTCTCATATTAATATTATATAATATATAAGATAGAAGTCAAGATAATTAAAGGTTTTAAATTTTTTTTCTTTTTTTAGGAACGAAATATATCAGAGCTTCATCGCCATATATTTGAAAGCTTTTTAATTTAAAATTTTTTACTGATAATAGGTTTTTTAATTCATTAATATATTCACTTTTTGTATATACTACAAGTGTTTCTAAATCTTTTGAATCAAAACCATATTCATCTGCAAATTCTGAACATATTGCTAACGCTTGAGTTTGATCACTCATGCAATAGATTACACCCTATTTATTTTTTAATTTTTTCATGAAAGATAAGAATGGGCATTTTTCAATATCTTCATTTTTAATTTCCTTAAACTTATAATTTAATTTATGATGACCTTCTGAAATATTTTCACCTTTAATATTTACTCCGTCTTTATAGAAAAATTGCCTTTTCTTTGTTTCTCCTTTTTTAAATGATTCATTTAACTTTGTTCTAGAGTCGGACCATTCTTCATGAGTTTTTTTTAATTCCTTATTGGCATCTAACTTTTTAAATTGAATTTGAGTTTTTTCATTTAAATTCAATGGATAAGGCATAACTCTGCATATTGGAGTATTCTTTTTTATTGTGATTAGTTTGTTGGGTTCAGTTATTTTGAAATTCATAGTGAATGTAAATGGTGACCAATTTGTTTCAACTATAGCTTCTAATGCATGCAAACCATTAATTGGATAATTTGGGCATCCAGATATCCATAAACCCCATCCTGGAGGTGTTTTAAAAATGATAGGGAAATTGAAAGTAACGATCCCTATTGTAAAATGAGATGAACATGTGTTAAACTCATCCTTTTGATCTCTATGTATTATTTTTACATCTTTCGTATTAGGTCCACCATTCCAAAAAATTTCTGTTTCATTATCATAAACTATCCAATATCCAGCTTGATTTGCAGCAACCATTGGAATGCAATTATAAGCATACTTTTGACCATGTTTATCCATCCAATCTCTTTTAGGGGAAGCTTGTGTTATATACTTTTTCGCTTGATCTGCATTTCCATAAATGCAATAGGCTTCCAAATTTATATCATTTTTAATGATTGAATTTTGTTTATTTAAACTAAACATGCTTATTGTTCCTTTTGATATAAAATTTGTTTTGTTTAGTTGATATTTTTTTAATATATTCTAACGCTTTGTTGTAGCCTTCTTTTGAAAAAGGAAAAACTCCATGAAGAAATTTATCGTTTTCTGCATATATGCCATAATATTTTTGTTTTTTTCTAGGTTTAGGATTCATTTTTATTTTCTTCTATTAATCCTTTTAATAATTTTAAATGATAGACTGTCCAATTATCTCCAGTATCAGTATCTTTTTTAACTAGATTATCTAAGTAAATGTTATAATCTATAATTTCATTTATAAGATTTTTTATTATTTGATAATTTTTCATTATTGTATATTATATAATAATACTTGTGTTTATTCAATATAAATAATGTAAATATACTATGGACTATATAGATTTCACTAAAAAAGCTCTTGCTATTACTGTGACTAATAATGGTGGTTTTAGTAGTTATGGAAGTAGTGCAAGAAATGGACATTTATATTATAGTAATAATGTAAGTGATCCTTGGGGTAATGATAAACTTAGGATTGGATCTTTTGATTTAAAAACTGCTGGAACTTATACTTTTGTTTTGGGAAATGAAAATGATTTAGTTGGCACAGCTTTGGCTGGTAAAAGTAATTATATGAGTTATGCTAATTTATATTCTGCAGGAATGTCCACTAATCATTTTATTACTGCTGTAATTGATAGAGATAAACCTCCAGAATTTGCAAATACTAGTTGTCCAGCTAGTTATACTTTCTTAAATGGATATAATCATAATGGTATAACTATAGATGTAAAGCCTTATTATTTTAGTGAACCAACCACACTAATCGCTGGATCATCATTAACAACTTCTTATTGGGATAGCCCAGATCTTGCCTCAAGTTCCGCATGCTATAATTTAGTTGGAAATACTCCCTCAAGGGCAACAGAGCCAGCAAGTGGAAATTTCTATACAAGTCGCACATGGAGTGCTGGAAATCAATTAATTCCAGCTCATGGATGCAGTGCGGATGGACCAAATGTAAGTGCAACTCGATTTGCTGGAGTAAATTGGTTTTTTTATACAGTTGGAACTCCATCTCCAGATAATTGTGTTGCTGCGTGCGTATATAGTACTGGCTATGGCAATACATATAATGGTCATTTTTGGGGAACTACTTCTTGGTCAAATCCAGCTGGAGTTGCATGGTCAAAAATTACGAGAACAAGTAGTCGTTATGGTGGAGCTATATCCACGGAATATGGATTAGCTAGTGGGCCAGTTGGAACAAAATTTACATTATTATTTAATTCTGTTTTCGCTGGTGGCGCTCCAGGATCATATCAATGCTTAACTTCTACTGGAGCTTATGGAAACAATACGGTATATTATGTATTTCCAAGATATCATCTTGATGTTCAAGCTAGATGTAATGCTGGATCTAGAACAAGTTTTCAAGGGCCTTATTATTCTGCTGGTGGATCAGGTGTTTTCGCTGGATATGGATTCTATACAAGATTTACTTTTGATCCACTTTGCTATCCATGCGCTTAAACTTTTTCTAATCCTGTATAAGTTCTTTTTTTAACCCATTTTTCTATTTTGCCTATATGAATAACTGGCGAAAAAATTCTAACTGTATTCTTGCCAAAATTATCTTGTGGAAATATAAAATCTGATGTTCCCCATGAGTCGTATTTCTCAGAAAAATAAATATTCTTTTTAAAAAAGAATTGAAAATATCCAATTGATCTTGGTCTTAATTTTTGAAATATATTTAAATTATCTTTATTATTAAGATAATCTTCAAAAGAGTCTACTAATATTCTAGATGTATAATAGATATTTTTTTTATTTAAAACTACTCCATCTATAAAAGATTTTTTAAGCTCATCTGGTATATAAATATCTGCGTCAATACTTAAAATCCAAAAATCATGATATTTATTATAAACTTCTTTTAAAGCTAAATTTATAGCCTTGCCTCTATTAATTGATTCTTCAAAAGGAAAAAATATCAACTCAAACTTATTATTTTGATTAATACTATTTATGAAATCTATAGTTTCTTTATCTTCTTTTGAGGTTATAATGAACCATTTATAAAAAATTTCAGCATTAGATATAGTATCTTTTAAAACATCTAAATGTTTGTAGCAGACAGTTATTCCAATGATATTTAAATTCACTAATAGTTTTTACACTATTATAGAAAATAAATTTTTAGATAATCTTCTTTTTCTAGTAAGCTAAAGCTTCTGAATGCGGCTTTGTCTTTTATAATTTTTTGCCAAAAATTCCACCAATCTTCATCTGTCTTACCTACTGTAAATACTTTACCTCTATAATCGGTCATATTTGGTGGTATTTGTTTTTGCATTTCTATTTTTTCTTTAACTTTATCGAGTTCAAACATTTTATTTAAAAAATCCATTTCATTTTGGTCTTCAGAAGTTTTATTAAAAAATTCATGAACTCTTTTGCCGCAAGAACAGCTTGGATTCTCTCTCCAGCTCAATAGATCTATTTCTATTTCTTTGTATTTTTCTTTTAATACATTGAATGTGTCATCTACTTCAATTAAAGCTCTAAGCTTACCAAAATCAATATTACTCATATGTTATATAATATGAACACAGTTTAAAAAAATCTATTTTATTTATCTTTATTTTTTAATAATAAATTTTGTATAGTATCAAAATTACGATCTAACTTAGCTTCAATTCTATCAAAATATGTCTCAAAGGATTCTTTAGTTACATAAGTTGTGCTTATTTTTAAAGCTAAATCTGCTATCTCTTGTTGATGTTTTCTTCCTTCCACTTCCATTTCTTTTCTTAAAGTAATAAAATCGCTAAAAGTTTTATCATTAATTTCTTTCATTAGATTCTCTTGTTTATCAAAAAGAGAGAATAATCTAGTAAACAACCATCCTCCTAAAAAAGAAGCTGCTCCCATAACTAAGTTAAATATTAATGTAATATCTAAATTCACATAGATAATTACACATTAATATATATATCTATTAGAGTTTTAAATCACCAAAATCATCATCAGAGATATCTGTTTTCCTTGCGCCTATCTTATAGCTTGATATCTCCGTCTCTTGAGGGGCTACTTGCACTTTACTACTATCTAAATAGCTGTCTAGCCATCCAGATATAGGATTAGTTTTTTGATTAAATATCTTTTTATATCCTAAACTGCGTAATCTGCTATCACAAAGCCACTTAGAGTAACCATCGAGAACCTCTGCATTTAAACCTAGTAAATTACCTTTACTAAATAGATATTTTGACCATTCGCTTTCATTTTTTGAAGCTTGTTCATAGAAAGCGTAAATCTTATCTTCACTCTTTTTAACAATAGAAGTAAAGCCTTCTTTGTCTTCATCTCTTAAAATTTTAAGTAGATTTTGGCTGACTGCGAAATGTAGAGCTTCATCTCTTTGAATAAATTTAATAATCTTAGAATTACCTTCCATCTTTCCACGATACCCAAAATAGAAAGAACAAGCAAAACTTACATAAAACACTAGTCCTTCCATTACATTGATAGAAAGAATAGCGTCAAAAATCTTTTGTTTAGGATCTTTCTTTTCATCATCACCAAGAATTTTATCAAAATTATTTCTAATTAACTCGGCGCGACTTGTAATTTCTTTATCTTCCATAATACTATCAAAAAATTTCGTGGGATCTGGATAAACATTATTCAATAGATACGAATAAGAATAACTATGAATACCCTCAAACTGCGCCCAAGTGTTCATGCAAATTTCAAGCTCTGGATTACTTACGTAATCTTTAAGAGAATGAATACTACGAGAAAGCATACTATCTCCAAGGGTTTGAAATCTTAGATTACTATCAAAAACAAATCTTTCAGTATCTGTTAAATTTTTATAATCACTTCTGTCTTTACCTAAAGCTATTTCGTGAGGCCACCAAAAGTTCTCATTTTGCTTTTTAAATAATTCAAAAAATATGGGATATTTAAAGCGATCATATCTTTGGAGATTTAAATCTTCTCCAAGAAATAATGGCTGTTTAGTAGTATCTATATTTTTAAAGTTTAAAACAGTTTTCATTTATATTTACAAATTTTTCTAAGCGTAGATTAAATTCTAGCTTATTATCATTTACACTTTTTATAAAATTAAATTCTTTTATATATTTTTTATTTACCCAAACATCATCTACATGAACATTTTTAAATGCTGGGTCTGTATCATCTGTATAATGTAATTCATATGCAAGTTCATAACCATTTAAAGCTAGAAGATTTCTTGATATATCTTTTGTTCTATCTTGTATATATGCATCCACTTCGAATGTCATAGTTTTAAATTCGATATTAGAAGATAAAAGTTTAGATAAAACTTCTAATGTAACTTCTGGAGGATCTAAATCTAATGAAATATAATCAACGACTTCTATATCTCGTTGCTTTAATAATTCAGAATATTTTATATTTCTAGCGTCTGCACATATATGTAATGTTTTGTTTCTATGAAGCCATTCATTGTTCCATTCTGGATTTATTTCAAATGCTATTCCACTCCAATTCCTGCATTTTTCAAAGAAATTAGTATTATTGAATCTCACGGCATTTTTAGCTCCAATGTCTAAAAAGAAACCATTTTCTTTTTTATTTAAAATAAAATCAATAAGCTGATCTTGTCCAATTTGAGAATTATATTTCATATATTTTTAAAGTTTAAAACAATTCTCGTCTATATTTGTAAACTTATTTAAATTAAAATTATATTCTAGTTTATTAGAACTAATTTCTAAAGAATGGAAATCTTTAATATAATCTTTATTAATCCAAATATCATCCACATGCGCATTTGTGAGACCATCGTCTGTAAAATGTAATTCATACGCCAATTGATATCCATTGGAATTAAGAAGATCTCTTGATATATTTTTTACATTATCAGATCTATAAGCATCTACTTCAAAAGTCATAACTTTAAATTTTATATTTTTTGATAGTATATCTTTTAATACATCAAAAGTAACTTGTGGTGGTTCTAAATCTAAAGATATATAATCTACAATATCTATATTATAGTTTAGTAGTATATTGTTATAATCTATAAATCTTGCGTCATTATTTATATATGAAGTTTTTTTTCTTGAAGAATCACTCCATTTATCGTTCCACATTGAACCTTTTTCGATTGCTACTCCGTTCCAATTTCTATATTTTTCAAAAAAAGCAGTATTATTAAGATCTTCTGGATGTTGTGCTCCAATGTCTAGAAAGAATCCATTCTCTTTATTTTTTAATATAAAATCAACGAGTTTATCTTGTCCAATCTGCGAGTAATATTTCATTTTATAATTATATATTATATTAATAATAATATCAAACTTATAATTTGCATGCGCCACTTGAGCAATCTTTATCTTCTTTTTGATTAAGAGATTGTTCTTTATCGCCATCATCTGTATTATTGTAATATAGGCTAATTAAACCAAGGCTATAGGCGTAGATTAACTCTTTCATAACTTTTGCATCTGGTAATATATTATTTTCATAATGACTATAGTTGTAATATACATTAGTTGATATGGCCATATCGATATATTTCTGAATAACTGCGTTAATTTTTAATAAACCAGTATTATCTTTAAGATCATATGCTAATTCATAATTTTCTTCAAATTTTCCAATTCCTGGAACTAATACTGGAAGTTTACCCATTTTACTCATTTTATAAGTTATGAGACTACGAATTGGTTCAACTCCATTTGTTGAAGATTGAATTACAGAACTGCTTTCGCAAGGCATACAAGAAGATAATGTGGAATGTCTTAATCCAAATTCTTTAATATCTTTTCTTAATTTTTCCCAATCAAGTGATAATTTTCTTTTTACAATTTCATCAATCTTGTCCTTGTAAGTATCAATTGGAAGAATACCCTTAGAATATTTTGTATGATTGAACTTTTCGCATTTGCCTTTTTCTTTAGCTAATTGAACGCTACTTTCTAAAAGATAATATTGAAAGTGTTCCATCCATTCGTCTACAACATTTAGTGATTTATCTGATGAATATTTTAATTCATTTTTAGCAAGAAAAGCTGCGAGATTGGTAATTCCAACTCCAAGGCTTCTACGTTTTTTAGCAAAATTTTCAGCAGCAATATTAAAATAATCTTGAAGTTCAATGATTTCATCAAGAAATCTTACGATAAGATCGCAAGTCTTTTCAAGATCCTGCCAGTTTTTTATTTCTAGCATATTTACTGCCGAAAGGATACACATTCCAATTTCGCCATCTTTATCGTGATAATCATTTAATGGAATCGTTGGATGAATAACTTCTGTGCAAAGATTACTCATTGTAACTTTATCAGACCAAGCGCCGTGTTCATTAGCGTGATCTATATTTAGAATATAAATACGACCAGTTTCAACTCTTTCTTTAATTATAAGAGAAAATAATTTTCTAGCAGATACTTTCTTTTTAAGTTTTAGTTTCTTTGATTCACATTCTTTGTATACTTTATCAAAGTCTTTTGTTCCCCACGCTTCATAAAGCTCTGGAACTTCGGAGTTATTAAATAAAGTAATGTCTTCATCTTTTAGTACTCTATCGTAAAATAATTTGCTCATACCAACTGTATAATCAAGTTTGCGAACTCGATTATCATCTGTTCCTGCGTTATTTTTTAATACAACAACGTCTTCAATTTCGTAATGCCACCATTGAATATTACAAGTTGCACTTCCACCTCGTAGTCCATTTTGTTGCCATGCCTTCACGCTACTTTCATAGATTTTTAAAAATGGAATTAAACCAGTATGAACAACTTCTCCATTCTTGATTGGAGAACCGATAGCTCTAATTTTACTTACATCAATACCAATACCACATCTATTAGCAGTAGCCATACTTACAGCGGTAGCACTAGCTGTAATACTGTCTTTAGTATCATCAACACCAATTAAACAGCAACTAGCATAATTTCTGCTAGAAGTTCTAACTCCTGCCATTACTGGAGTTGGTAAATTAATTTTATGTTTACTAATAGCATCATAAAATTTTCTTACATAAGATAATCTTGTCTCTGCTGGATATTTAGCAAAAGCATAAGCAGCAATTAATATATAAGCAAATTGTGGAGTTTCATAAATTTTTCCAGTTATTCTATCTTTAATGAGGTACTTATCGCATAATTGTTTAATACCAGCATATGTAAAATTATAATCTCTTTCGTGATCAATAAATTCACCTAGTTTATTTATTTCATCTTCAGAATAGTTTTCCAAAATAACAGGATCATAGACTTTATTTTTAATTCCTTGATTTAGAAACTCCGATAGTCTTGGCGCATGCTTGCCTTTCCATACATCTTTTCTCAATTGATAATTCAATAATCTACCAGCAACGAATTGATAGTTTGGTTTTTCGACAGAAATTAAATTAGCTGCACTTTCAATCAATAGGTTGTGTATTTCTTTACTCGTTATGCCATCATGTATGTTTATTTTTGCGTTAATTTCTATATCCGTTAAACTAACTCCACTATAGCCATAAATAGCCCAATTAATTACCTTATTGATTTTTTCTACATCAAATTTTTCAGTTGCGCCATTTCTTTTTTTAATAGTAACATTTTTGCTCATAATCAAAGTCGTAGGTATAGTTTACATCATTTTTTAGTTTTTAAAAAGAAAAAAGCTTCAATCGGTGTTAATAACTTCTATGGTAAATAAATTAGTGTAGGCGATTTAAATTAAATATAATATGATAATGAAAAGAATGTTCATATATACTCTAATGGATATGTTTGGAGTATATGACCGCAAGATTTGTAAGGTATTAAGAGAAGATTTTGGTTATATTTGCGAAAAAGAAAGAGACATTAAGAACGAAAATTTCTTTAAAGAGCTTTCCGATGAGATTATCTTTGAGTTTATTGACCAATACGATCTTATATTTATAAATAATGGTTATCGTCCATATCAAAGAAGATTTATGGATTTAGCAAGATTAAAAAATAAAAAAATTATATACTCCGAACTAGGACATTTGCCTCAAAGTGGATCTATACATATAGATTATAAAGGTTTATTTTATGAAAGCTCACTAGGTTTTGATGATTTTGAATGGATTAAAGAAGATGATATTGAGTATGCTAAAAGATATATAGAGAATAGTATATATTCTAAATACTTAAAAGATCAAAAGGAATTGTACGTCTTGTGTCCATTACAAATGGATTGGGATTCATCTTTGCAAGGCTCAAGCTTAAGAAATAAAGACCTAATATCAATTGCTTTAGCTAGACATCCAAATGAAAAAATTATTTTCAAATTTCACCCAAGACATCAACAAAAAGACTACGATTATATTAAAAATCAAATCAATTTAAGTAATGAAAATATTTCTTTGGACAAAACTTCTAGTTTTTTAGATTTAGCAGTAAACGCTAAGTATATTATAGGTTTAAGTTCCACATGCTTAGTAGAGTCAATGGCTATAGGAAAATCAGTTGAGGCATTATCTCCATGTCCAATATACCATCAAAATAAAAATGGAAATTTAAATAAAGACTCTTTTAGAGAAAAAATGATCGCAGCATATCTAAAAAGCCAATACAGAGTAAATGATCCAATGGGTGGTAAGAATTGTCTTGATCTATTAATTAAGAGATCAAATATGGAATTATAATCCTAAAGATTTAGGATGCTTTTTGCCTTTTCTCTTTTTGCTCCAGTTGTCAAAATATTTATTTTTAACTGGATCTTTCCCATAAACCTTTTCTCTTTTCTCAGACAGCTCTCTACTTTGATCCCATAAATCTCCTACTGTGCCTTTTTTATTTTTAGTTACTCTAGAGAAATCTTTCTCTGTTGAGTTTTCATTTAACTTGTCGTGAGTATTCACTTGAGGGAGAGTAAAAACTCTATCCCATTTTAGTCCACCTTTTGAATACTCATGTTTGTCATTAATGCTTTGTATGACCTCTTTAATTTCACCAGTTTTTGGATTTTGATACAGATAAGTGGGCATATTAATCTTTGATGATTTGTAGTATTTTATCTACCATTTTTTCTGAGGAAAATTCTTGTTGCAGTTTGAGTCCTTCTGTATTGAGTTTATTGGAAACTACTTTTGCTATAGCTTTCTCGCAAGCAGATATAAATTCTTCTGAATCAAAATCAAATATATTTCCTTGATTAAACATCTCACCTTTATGAAAAAACATATTATCATATACTTCCATTTTAGAGTTTGGATTTACTAGGCTTGAATTATTTTCATTTGCCCATTCTTTATATGCATGAGCATTTAATATTACTGCATGTTTACCAAGAGCCACAGAATGAAACTCTGGAAGACCCCAGCCTTCTCCACCACTCATTCCAAGTATTATATTGCCACTATTTAAATAATCATTATAAGCTGCATTTCGTGGCATATTTCCTATAAAAGAAATATTGAAATAATCCTTACCTTCTAAGATAGAATTAATTAAAGTTTTATTATCTTCTTCTTTTAGAAATGGATTATAAATCGCGCATTGAAGATGATATCTTTGGTCATTACCAAATTTTTTCAACCAAGTTTGAATAACTTTCTTATGATGCTTTCTTTTTTCTAGTTTTCCTACTAGGTTAAATACTATTCTATCTTTAAAATAAGCTTTATCGAGTCTTTGAAAATTATATTTATCAAAAGCTAATGGAACATATTCTAAGTTTGAGCATCCATGATTTTTAAAAACTTCTATAGAATACTTTGAAGAAAATATTACTTTGTGATTATTTTTTACTATATTAAGTTCTGCTTGAGTTGGGGAGTCTAGCTCATAAAATGAAAAAAGAATTTGCTTTTCAGAAAGACTTTCTAAGCTTCCATTAAGATGCCATAATTTAAATATTTTATTAGTTCTTTTATGATTTGCAAGAAAAGAATTAATATTTGGTTCAATCCATTTAGCAAAATTCTCGTCTATTTGCTGAGATGATAAATCTACATTCCCACCAATTGGTGAGATTAGTGGGTTAATATTTCTATTAAACAATTCTCTCAGTATCAGTGTGGACGTTTGCCCAAATGATACTGAGTTAATTGGTAGATTAAGACTGAAATCCATTACAAAATATCTTCGTCCTCTTCAATGACCGAAGAAACTTGCTTCTTAACGAATTTCTTTACTTCTTGAGCAGGCTTTTGAGCTACTGACTCAGAAGATGCTTTGTCTAAAGGCTTAGAAACATAAAGCCTATAGTCTGGTGCTTTTTCATTTGTCTTTTTGCTATTAGCAAAAACTACAACATCAATTCTTTGACCATCGTGATCATTAATATAACCAGATAGGAATGATAGTCCTGTTTTGCTCTTCTTCTTCCAAAGTGCACCCAGCTCATTTTGGTTTTTGTTTTGTGTTTTGTTTTCCATAATTTATATAATATCAGTATTATTTATACTTGTCAACTTATTTTTTAATAAAGTTTTACCTTTATTATGTAGATTAATTGCTGTTTGAGTGCTTATTTTTAATTTTCTACTTATTTTACTCCAAGGAGTTAGCTTTTTATCATTAAAGTATCTCATTTTATATATCTTATAAATTCTTTTATCTTTAATTCTGTCTAATATAGAAAAGATTAAATCTGATTTTTCTTTAGACTTCATATCATCATTTGATATTGCGATCTGTTTCTTTTCTATTATCTTTTTAATATCTTCATTTTCCATACCTATAGTATTATTCTTTTTATTCAAGCAGTTCAAGCAATGATATCTAGCTTGATTACCTAGCCAAGTCGAAAATTTAACATTCTTATCTGGATTGAAACTCATGACTGATTTGTATAGAACAAATAATTTATCAGAAACTATATCGTTTGGATTTAAGCCAAAATCTATTAAATGTTTATAGTATTTTTTAATTATTTCATTATAAATTCCAGTATGTCTGGATTCTAATTCTTTTAACGCTTCATTATCTGAAGTTGCTTTTATTTTATTTATTAATTCTAGATCTTCTGTATAATTCATATATTTTTTCTAAATTTTTCTCAATTAATTCATATAAGAAATTTGAATCTAAACAAGTTTCCCAAGAAATTGTCAAATCTGCTACATTTTTTAATTTATTATCATTAGCTTTTTCTTCTATATTAGCTGGCTGAATTAATGATCCATCATCAAGTTTTCTTGATAGATGTATTAATATTCCATTGTATTTTTTAAGCCAAGAATATTCGTCTCCTTTATATTCTATGTATCTTACGTCTGTTATTATGGGTATAATATTTTCCTTTTGTAATTTTTTTACATCTTCATCTAATAAAGAAACCCAATATTGCCCTTGAGTTTGAGATCTTCTACATTTTCCATAAGCAACCATTAGTGGTCTTACTATTTCTTTTTCTTCTGGAGTACAACTATTCAAATCAATTTTAAAATTATCTTTAACAAATGGTCGAAGTTCTTTTTTTAAATTATCAGCAAAAGCTAGTCTTTGAGACTTTAAGCCTTTGCTCTCTAAATATTTAGAAAGTATAGAGTAAAAAGTATCTTTACCACTTCTAGCTACACCTGTGATGCCTATCATATAAGAGTAGTATAGTATTAAGTTATATCAAAGTCAAGTATTAACTTGACAATTTAATATATTATTAAGATTATATATGAATGAGTAGAATATCATTTGAAGATATGGCTGTTAAATTCGCCTTATCTGCTTCTGAAAGATCAGAAGATCCATTTAAAAAAGTAGGATGCTGTATTTTGAATAAAGAAGGCAGAGTATTAAGTATTGGATATAATGGATTGACTTCTAAGAAGATAGCAGAAGATAATTTTTGGAATGATAGAGATCATAGAAGATTGTATATGATACATGCTGAGACTAACGCTTTATCATGTATATCAAGATACGAAGAGCCTTATGTAATAGCTTGTACAATGTTACCATGTTCTTGCTGTGCGATAAATATAGCTTCTTATAATATTAAAAGAGTTATTTATATAGAGGAATATATTAATGACCAAAAAGCTTTAGATATATTTAAATTTTATAATATAGAGTTAATGAAGTATAATCATTAGATGTTTAATGATTTCTATCCTATTTTTATATCTTTCGTAATAATGTTTATATGGTTTAAAACCGAAGCATTTATAGAATATGGTAAATTATTTAAACCATTTGGTAATTTATTTAAAATATTTGATTTTATAAAATTTAGAGAAAAGAATCCAGAGATCAATTATCATGTTTTCTTATTGATTCAATATAATAATTTTTTGACAAGATTGATAACTTGCCCTATCTGTATCAATACTTGGATTAATATAAGTCTTATTCCTTTTCTAGCAAATAGTGCAAATTTCTTTGTAAATTTTACACTATCTATTATATTATACTTTACTGGTGTAATTTTATTAAAATATCATGATAGAGAAAACATTTAATTTAATTGATTTTGTAGCTTTTGCTAAGGAAAATATGAGTGGAAATAATATACTATCATTGTTTAATGATACAATTACGTATTATGAGACATCTTTAGGTGGGTGCAATTGTAGTAAGAAGACTAGACAAAACTTTGCTCAAGACAAATTTGAGGAAAAGATTAATTCATTGGATGCTCAAATTTTAAATTCAATTAAAACTATTCTAAATTTATCAAGTGATGATAAACTCATGTTTAAAAATAAAAATAACGAAATCTTTAAAACGATATAATTTATATTGACTTGCTGCTATATTGGTTCTATAATTATTAAATGCAATTCAAAGAAGCTTTAAGTTACGATGATATTTCACTTCTACCGAATTTTTCTGATATAAATTCAAGAAAAGAAGTAGACACGACTACAAAAATTTCAAGAAACAATACGATAAAGATTCCAATAATCTTATCGCCAATGGATACTGTATCTTCTGTAAAATCATGCATTAAGATGAATAAACTTGGTGCGGCTGGGGTTTTACATAGATTCATGTCAATTAATGATCAAGCAGCTAAAGCTAAACTTATTAAAGATGCTAGCGATTTCTGTATTACCGCAATTGGATTAAAAGATGCAGAAGAAAGAATTAGAGCTACAAGCGCATTTACTAATCTTTATTTTTTAGATACAGCTAATGGTTTAGCAAAAAATGTAGAAGATTTCTTGAGGTGGTATAAAACTGCTGGGTTTTCTCAAGATATAATAGTAGGAAATACTTTAACTAAAGAAAGCGTTTATAGACTTGCTAATTTGAAAGCAGATGGATTTAGACATTTAATTGGTCCAGGATCTATGTGCTTAACTCAAGTTAAAACTGGAATTGGATGTCCAAGTTTAACTGGAAATTATTACGCTTGGAAAGCTGTCAGAAATTGGGAACTTTCTCAAGTTGATTTATTTAAACAAGATAAACCTAATCCATCTCATAGGCCAAGTATTCTTGCTGATGGTGGAATTAGGTATCCAAAAGACTTAGTTAAAGCTATAGCAAGTGGATGTGATGCTGTAATTTGCGGTAGAATATTTGCTGGACTTGCAGATGTTGTTGATGATGAAAATATAGTTGAAATAAATGGTAAAAGATTTGCTAAATATCGAGGAATGGCAAGTCAAGATGTTGTTGAGGATTATGAATTATATGATGGAACAAAAAAGAATTTATTTGTTGAAGGAGATAACACTTTGATTCCATTAATCGAAAATAAATCATTAGAGGATATTATTTATGATTTCGCTAATGGCTTAAGAAGTGGCATGAGTTATTTAGGTTTCAGAGATTTACAGGATATGCGCGGAGGATTATGGACTGATAAAATTACAGCAGTTAAAAATAGTCCAAATAGCATGTATGAGGGATTTGCTCATGGAAAATAATATTAAAATAAAACATATCGCTTTAGCTATTCTAGCTTTTATAATTGCTGCTAGTACTTCTAAGGCTCAATCTACTTACCAGAAGTATGATTCTGTTACAAGAGGCGTAGAATATAATATATCTAAATCAAAGATCACATCTAATACAAAAGAAATAGATTTATTGAAATCAACAAAAGATCAATACTCTGTTTTTAAAGAGTCGAAAACGAGATCTCAAATAAGAGCTGTAATTTCTGCTAAAGAAAATGAGAATTTCAGATTAAATCAAAAAACCTTTCTTCTTATGGATGCTAATAAAGTTGATGATGTTGATCGATATAATTCATCGTATAGAAGTATGAAACCTACTTTACAACAAAATAAATAATATGGAAGATAAAATTAAACTAGATCATAGCCCTTACGCTAGAGCTACGCCATTTACTCCAGTAGTTAGAGTTTTGCCTAAAATTGGAAGAAATTCAAAATGTCCACTTGAAGGTAAGAAATTTAAAGATTGCTGTGGTAAATCTGGCCAAGACTTCTGTAATAAAGCTAAAGAAAATTTAGAAAATTATATTAACGAATTAAAATCTAAAAAAGATGATCAAAGCAGTTGATATTATTTTTGGTTTAGCTTGGGGAGATGAAGGAAAAGGTAAAATAAGTAATACTATTTCTAAAAATTATGATATTGTTTGTCGTTGGAATGGTGGCCCCAATGCAGGTCATACAGTTTATCTTAACGATAAGAAATATAAAACTCATATTATTCCTTGTGGAGTTTTCCAAAATAAACTTAGTATCGTTGGTCCAAATTGTGTTATCAACATTGATAAATTTTTCGATGAAATAGATTATCTTAAAAAAGAAGGATTTGATACATCTTTAATTAAAGTTAGTCCTAAAGCTCATATTATTACTGAAAGACATATCCAATATGATCTCAAATTTCTAAAACCAAAACTTGGTACAACTGGTCAAGGTATTGCTCCAGCTTATGCAGATAAAATGTTAAGAATTGGAAAGATGGCTGGCTCATATTTAGATAAAAAATATATTTGGGATGGAGAATTATCTGGAGAAATTTTATGTGAAGGTGCGCAAAGTTTTTGGTTAGATATAAATTATGGAGATTATCCATATGTTACAAGTAGTGAAACTTTACCATATAACGCTTGCTCTCTTGGGTTTAGCCCAAAGAAGATTAGAGACATTATTGGCGTAGCTAAAATTTATGATACTAAAAGTGGAGTAGATCCATTATTTCCAGAATCACTATGGAATGACGAATATCTTAATAAGATAATTGAACTAGGTAAAGAGTTTGGTTCTACTACTGGTCGTAAAAGAATAGCTAATTGGTTAAGATTAAATCATTTAAAACAAGCTATCAAAATATCTGGAACAACGAAACTTATTATCAATAAATGTGACATCGTAGAACAGATTAATAAATATAAAATTATAACAGATGATCAATCTGGTCCAAGTTATATAAATTTTATTGATTTTAATTCAATGAAAGATTATATGACTACTGAGCTTAAAGATTTTTGTGAGATAATATTCTCTGGAAATAAGTCTTTTATTTGAGAGTACAAAGCACAATTTAAAAAAAAAATCTATATTTAATATATAAAGTGTAATAATGTACAGTTCTTTAAAATTGTACAAGTGGTCCCACTGGGTGAATTCGGTGGAAACCCACGTTTATTATTCATAAAAGCGTGGACAATACCGAGCCAAGCTTACTTCACGGTAAAAAAATGAAGTAAGAAGGTGTAGAGACTAACTCTTGAGTTACCGTAACAATAACAGAGACACGAGCGCCCAGTCTTATTAGCGAAAGCTAGTAAGCAAGATATAGTCCGATCTCAGTAGTAATATTGAGTTTTTCTATTAAAAAAGAAAAAAATAACAAAAATGAGAAGGTTGAGTTTGTTGACACAGAAGTCGACGATACATCTATCTAATAAGGTTTTTCATCAAGTCCGCTAGGACAGCGATGAGTCTAGACCTACCAACCAGATAGAGAAAAACAGGACTAAACGTTATATGAATAAAACTAGTGGAACAAGAAAATCTTTTAGTGCATCAACTACTCCGATGCAATTGGATTTGGCTGCATCAGTAGATGATATATACTATACTTATGTAGATAGAGATTATTTGTCTTCTGGCATGAATTATATAGTAGAATCTAGCAAAACAAATGTAGGTGAATTGATATCTAAAAGAGATAATACTCGGTATATTAATGAATTATTAAATAATAGAAAAGATAACTATTATGGAAAATGGTATGAATCTGGTTGGCTTAAAAATTACAAATCTACTGGATTAAGAATAAGATTTGCTCAAACATTTTATCCTTCTGGAACAATTCCTTACTCAAGTGCAGGAAGACAAGGATATTGTTTAGATAGAAGTATAATTGCAGATTTTAGTATTTCTGGCGGATACCCTTATGGAGAATATGATGAATATCCTAAAGGTCTATCGAAAGGTACAAAATTTAGAATATGCGGATATGTTGTAGATAATGATCCTACCTCTGCTCCATTTGTATCTCCTTATAAAAATATTTATGAATTACAAGATCACAGTGGATATCAAATCGCAAGCATGGGCAGAAACTATTGGTCTAGACAGGAGTTGATTAATTTTGGAGCAACTACTGGATTTGCAAATTTTAAAATAAGTGGATTAGAATCAATAGAGACTGGAAAAAAAATTGCTTATAATAAACTTTACTTTCAAGATAATATTCCTGATTTAGATTGGTGTGTTAAAAATAGATGCTCTTTTGTTTATACAAATTTACTAGGAGCAAAGAATGCTTATTATGATAATCCATATGCATATAGAGACAGGGATGAAATTAAATATAGAATATTTGTTTTTTCTGGTAATATAAATTGGCTTCCAACTGGAACAGCTCCAAAAACTTCATCTTTAGCATATGGTCCATATTTTCAAAAAAATAATACTGGTATATTTAAATTTTATAATAATAATTTTATAATAAATAATTCTGGAGTATTAAATCATAATGCAAATAAATATTTCTCAGTAGCAAATACTGGTGATACTCCTAGAAATTTTTATGTTAGTGTTAGCGATACTAGCATGTTAGATATTAATGATTTAGATTATAAAACTAGTAATTTCTACTATCCTAATAATCATCCAAATAGTGGGGAGTTAGTTAGATACTATACAGTAGGAAAAAATAGTGCTATTGATATTAATTATAATCATTATTTTAGTCAAACTGGATCTTTAAGTGCTTCTCTTCCTAACGGATCTAAAGTATATTTAAAAACAGGAGCAATCATATTAAATGATGTTACTGGCACTAAATTAGTTAATGGATTTTTAAATTTCATGACTAAAGATACCTATATTCCAGTTAATTCTTACGTAGTAGATAATAATACTAAAATTTTATTTGATGATTATTATTACGCAGCAACAAAAGGAGATAAGATCTCTGTTTTAGCAAAAACTGGAAATTCAATAAACTATAATTTAAATGGACAATTAGTTTTAAATTCTAATGGATCTCTTGAGAATCTAAATACGTCTATTTTTGGATTAACAGTTTATTCTAGTGGATCTAATCTTGCTCCTCAAAGAACAATTTTGCGTACAAAATATGATTCTGGAATTAGATCTTTTCCAGATATATATGGAGAAAGTATTATAGATTTAGATGAACAAGAAGATTCTCATATTACTATATTAAATACTGAGCAACAATATCTTAGATATTTGATTGCATACTCTGGATTATTTGATGTTAATGGACAAGTTTCTAATACTAAGAATGGATTTAATCCATTAACTGGCGCAGTTCAATTGGATTTATTGTTTAAAATAAGAAATGAAAGAATGCCAACATTTGATACCACTGATTTAAAACAAGAATATTATTCTTTATTCAGTGGAACAAATACCTATAAAGTTGAAACTCAATTAACTGGTGGTTTTATTTATAAAAATATTAATACTCTTTATCTTAAAAGGGGATATACATACAATTTTGTACAATGCGATAAAACAAATGAATTACCATTTGCAGTAAAAGGAGATATTTCTGAAGTAAAAATAGTACAACCAAACTTTAATCAAGTAAGTGGTAATTATAGATTAATAAAATTTAAAGTAAATGAAGACGCTTATGATATTAGTTGGTTCTCAGTTAAACAAAATCCAATATCTGGATATTTTAACTTGACGGGGCAAAATCTAGTATCTGATAAAAATAAATTTGTATTTAGAAGAACTATACCTAATTTTAACTTTATTCCTTCTGGAGATAGAGTAGCTAGAACTGGAATAAAAATAGCATATACAATAGATAATAGATTATATCCAGAATTATTCTTAGAAGCAAATAATACTTATTATTTGAATACTTATACAGGATATACAGGATTTTATTTTTATACTGGATTAACTACATATGGATCTGGATTATTCCCATACAATGGAAATGCAATTAGTAAAATAAGAACTGGAGATATTGATACACATACGATAAATACAAATCTAATTCCATCTAATCTGTACTATGGAGATAGACATAGTGCTCACGCTGGAAATAAAATTAACAGTATCAATCAAATTTCTTCAGATAATACTAAATTTACAAAATATAATATCCCAGTATTTACTGGAAGCTTTTTAGTTAAAACAAATGATTTCTCTAGAAAATCTGAACATATTAATTATACTTTAATGCAAAACAGTGGATCTATTCCAATATATTAATATAATTTAAATAAATTAACTGTAATAGTTAATATGATTGTTTCAGATCGGGATATTGATTTTTTTGCCAAGAAATTAAATTTATCACCAGAAAAAACTTTTTTACTGATTCAAGATCCAGAATGTTTACCAGAAATATTAAATAAAATTTCCGAAGATAATATAGATGGAATTATAGACATAAGTTTTCCAGTATTTGCAGAAATAACTATTATAAAATATAGTAAAGATTTAAAATATAGTTTTGAAGAAAAAGAGTATGTTTCAGAAGCAGTCGGTTTGAAATTCTATGATTTAATTGGTGAACCTATTGTAAAGAAATCTATATTTGAATTTAAACATGATGAGGATACTGCCAAATCATTACTTGTATTTTTAGGTTTTTTCTATAAGAATTTAAATCGACCAAGACGAGCTTATCCATCAGAAAATACTTATTATAATATAGCTAAAAATGGTTTTGAAAATTCAGACAAAATACATATATCAGAACATCTTAAAGATTGGATTAAAGTATTAAGAATTATACATAATGAAGTATGGTTCTAATATAGTTCTCTTCTTAATTATTTAACTTTTCTTTGATATCCAAAAGGGCTTTACCTCCAAATATCGTATATCTGAAGTTAAGTATTATCAATCCAACTTTTCTTTTGACTCCAAATTTCACCACGATCTCAGCGGTGAATGGGCCATCGCACTTATGGATCAGAGGTAGCTTCGATCACTACATTCTGCGATGCCTATAGCTACATTTCCTTCTTTAGCCATATTATGTACAAACGAAGGTTTTAATAGTTGTCAGCCCTTATGACATTGCTATCTCAGGGATTGATAGTTGATTGTTTGACATCAACAAACTGCTCTAATTGGGAACTATGTATATGTAATAGTACATTAATCTTGTTTTTTTGTCAAATTTTATTTATAATAGATGGAAATGGAAATAGTTAAAAATAAAGCAAGATGGGAAGCTTATGCATATAAGTGCGCGAAGTATTACAATGTTAATAATTTTATTATTTATGATAATCCAGAGGAATATCCATGCATAGCAGTATCTCAATTAATATCAGATCTTAATGGTTCAAGAATTAAATTTAAATTTGTTTATAAAAAAGATTGCCAAAGATTATTAAAAGCTTTATAATGTGTAAGCTAGATTAGTTCTTTAACATTGGGCGCGTACTGGTTTCGATTTTAGAGATATGAATTAAAATGCAAGTGGAGGTTGAATCGAGGACTCCTTAAAAAGTTTCATTTATATCAACTGCCAAAACAGCAAAATATAAAGGTCATATTTCAGCAAGAGTTTCTCTTGTTGAGTTGACCGCTTCTGTAGCTTAAGTTACAGCGTGACTACCTTGACACATCTATTGGATAGTTGCGTAATTAGATGTTTGAGCATAAAAAGTTTTTTTATTCTTTTTATATTCAATATCAAAAATAAACTCGCTGAGTATGTTTGTTCTTTATCTATACAAAGCTAAAAATAAAAAGAGCTAAACTTGTAGTATTTTAATTTGGATTTTTAAAAGACGAGGATTCAACTTCCTCCGCGTCCAAGTAAAACGAATCTCCCTGTCTGCATTTTTTATTAGACAATTATATTTTAGTAGTATACAATCTTTACATGAACATAAAAAAGACAAAAATAGTTTGTGCTACTTGTAATAAAGCACATGAAATAAGATTGGGCGATTATAATAGAAAAATTAAAGCTGGGCAAAATAAATTTTATTGTAGTTTAAAATGTTCTGGAAAAGCTGATTATAAAAACAACCCAAGTAAACTAGAAAAAAACAAAGGTAATATTAGTTTATTAAAAGGTCACGAAGCTAATAGACTAGATGAATATAGTCCTTTTAAATATTCTTTAAATAAAGCTAGATCAAGGAGCAAGGAAAAGGGAGGAGAGACAGACTTAACTTTAGAGTATCTTAAAGAAACGTATGATAACCAAAACGGTTTATGTACATATACAAGAATCAAGATGGAAATACCAAGGTCTTCTCAAGATGAAGATATTAAAAAAAGCCCAACTAAATTAAGTCTTGATAGAATTGATCCAAACATAGGATATATCAAAGGTAATGTTGAGTTTGTATGTTATTGTATTAATGTTATGAAAAATGATTTCACAAAAGATCAAATGATAAATTTTATCAATTTAATTAAAAAATAGTGTATATATAATATATGAGCATATCATCAAACACTGTAGACAGAAACGATCCAAACCGCTGGTCGGATCAATCTACTATTCTAGTTAATAATAGTGACATTGGACAAAGTGGAGTTCCATTTGATTTTAGCAAAGTAAACGATACTGAAGCTTATGCTAGTGGAATTTTAAATATTCTACAAAGTAGTTCAATTAATGTTAATCAATTTGATTTGAGTTCAGCAACTGATTCAGTTACAGTTGTACCATTAAAAGGATCAACAATCTCAAATAGCACACTAGCTACTGCTCACGGAACAGCTGTCGCAGCAAACGCAAATAGAAAAGAACTTTACATTCAAAATCTAGGACCAGTTGGTTTGTTTGTAAAATTAGGAGCAGCTCCAACATTATCATCTTATAACATTAGTCTTACTGGAACATACAATGTTTATACAGATTCATCTTACACTGGAATAGTTACAACAACTGGCGTTACAAATAATCCCAGCTTTATTGCTTGGGAAAGAACTTAATCTAATATAATATAATATCAATTTTTATATTTGATGTGTAATTATATTTAATATGTCTAATCTCACAACAACAGATGCTTCTGAAAAAAGAATAAATTTAGATTACGACGCTACTCCAGCAGACCCAATATCTAATTTTACAGTAAGTGGAACAAACGGAACAGTTTTAGAAGCAAATGCTAACCGCGAAGAACTTTTTATTCAAAATTTACAAAGCGGCAATCTTTATGTGAAATACGGAGCTTCTGCTGCTAGTAATTCATTTAATTTTGTTCTAGCTTCAAGTACTGTTTCTGGAGGTGGTGATGGTGGAAGTTTAAGTGATCTTAATTATGTAGGAATAGTTAGTGTTAGTGGAGTGAATTCAAGTTATATTTGCTGGGAAAGAAGTTAATTTAACTTTATATTGACTATATGATAGTCAAGAAAACCAAACAACTCGGGAACTTCAAAAGAGGAATTAATTTATATGTTCCTAAAAAAAGAATAGTTCCACCCGCACCTAGCGGGATTCCTGTGGCGAGTACGAACTCTATTTCTGTTAATAGTTTTACTTTAGGCAAGCAATCAAGCACACTTTTCTCTGGCCAAATAATTATTGACTATGAAGATTGTGGCAACGATCAAACCCGTAGTTACGGAGAACAAGGACAATTAGAGTTTTCTGGTGGAAGCTGGTCATATAAATATGGGCCGTTTAATGGCTGTCTGGAAACTTGGGATTTCTCGACATACACAAATCCATCCACTAATGCCAATTTTATTCCTACAACTGGCTGGTCACCATCCATCACCATCACCGCCGCGTAATTATATGATAGTCAAAAAAACAAAACAATTAGGAAACTTCAAAAAAGGAATAAATTTATATGTTCCTATAAAAAGAATAGTCTCAGCCGCACCCGCTGGGATTGTTGTAGATGGTGCAAATACAATAAATCTTTCGATTGCTGGTCGCACTGGAGACACGCCTCGTGCCCTAACAAGGCAACCAGCGAATGATACTATTACCGTGGGCAACTTTGATGGCGACGGGAATTATTATGAGGACAATTTTCCTGTTGGCCCAAATAGGAATTACGAAGGAGCTTATACTGTAAATAATATTTATAGAACCACTGAACTAATTGCTCCTAATAACAAATCAGGATTAAATTCGGAGATAGGCACTCAATCAAGCTGGGTTCTGTATGAAAACATTTACAACATTCTGGGTACCCGCGCTTTATTTACAAATCCATCTACTGACCCAACCACCATACCCACAACTGACTGGTCTCCCGCCATCACCATCACCGCCGCGTAAAAATAGTGTAACTATATTAAACAATATGGAAATCGATTTTTCAAAAGATATACTAGCAGCAAAAAAAGGCAAAGCGCCACTTAATAAACCATTTCGTCTTCCCTCTGGAAGCAAAAAGAAATTTGGCGTTTATGTAAAGAATGATAAAGGTAATATTGTAAAAGTTACTTTTGGCGATCCAAATATGTCTATTAAAAGAGACAATCCAGAAAGACGCAAAGCATATAGATCAAGACATGGTTGCGATAATCCTGGTCCAAAATATAAAGCCAATTATTGGAGTTGCAAAATGTGGAGTGCAAAACCAGTTAGTAAAATTACTGGAAGTGAAGAAGAGGTTAATTTTGAAATAGACGTTCAAGCTAAGAGTAAAGGTCTTTGGTACAACATTCAGCAAAAGAAAAAAAGAATGGGCAAAAATTATAAACCAGCTAAACCTGGTTCAAAAGATCGCCCAACTCCAGAAGCGCTTAAAAAAGCTCAAGCAGAAGATTACTCTAACGAACAATACGAGTGGGATGGCGAAACAGAATTTGATCAGAATGAATTAATGACAGCCGACTTACATAATGTAGAAGAAATGGAGTCTCCAGAAGAAGAACTACAAGATTACAAAGAAGATTTTTATGGTATGATAGTTGGTTCAATTAACTCTATATATCAACATTCAAAAAATGTAATTGAAAAATTAAATGATCCAATGGTTAAAGAAAATCTTACAGAACCATTCTTACAACAAATGGCAATTCTTGCAGAAGACTACATGATTACTATTCACAACTATGTAATGTTTAATAAAGAAAATGAAGAATCAAGCGCTTCAATGATGTTTAAAGTTGGTGACAAAGTTAAAAATGTGAACGCAGAATGCAAGCATTATGGTAGCGAAGGAATCGTTAAAGAAATTCGTGATCTACCAGAAAACATGGGATATGCAGTTATGTACGAATGCACAAATGATGGATCATCTTGGAAAAAAGGTGACATGCTTGGTAAAACAGAAATTCAATTAGTAAAAGCTTCTTATAATGAAAAATATCAAATAGAAGCAGACGAAGAATACAAAAAAATGATGACCATTGAAGGTGAAAAATTCAATGAGTTCTTAAAAAAATGTGTTCCTACAAAAGAAGGTGATGATAAATCTAAATTTAAATCTTGCCTTGAAGACTACAAAAAAAATAAGTAAACTTTGGAATTGGAAAACAAAAACATTACTTGTTGGGGTTGGATTAATCGTATC